TATTTTTCAGCGTTTTTATTGGGCGTTTAACTTGTCTAAATTTTCATTCCTAATTTCGCAAACAGGCTAAAAGTCCGCCATTTTCATTTCAGAATTACAGACAGATTCTTGCGTAATATTTGTCAGAATCCCACAGTTTTTCATTTCCGTTGTATAAACAGGATAAAATATAACCCATAAAACAAAAGATACAAACGAACTTATCATCATTTAGCATTAATTAGACCTTAATTAATTTGCCTATTAATTAATATTTAAAATAAGAAGACCTTTATTTCTTAGCTAAAAACGTAATTGTTTTTTAACTTCACATACATTAAAACCCCACTATTTACCTTATATGTGGGGTTTTTGTTGTTTTTATAACGACTAACACCTCTGGACTAAATTAAGCGCTTATAGCTAATATTTAATATGTTAATTTTTATTTAAAACCTTAGCTATTTACAAAAACCTTAAAAATAGTTGAAAAGTACAAAATTAACCAAAATAGCTATTTTTAAGACTTTCTCTATTTTTAAGAAAAATTTAAAACTTTCTTGCACTTCTTTACATTGTAAAAACCTCTTAAAACCAATATTAACAAGCTACACAGGCGTTTTATAATTAACAAAACAACTAAATTAATAAGCCTAAAAACTACTAAATTAAAAATGGTACTAAATAGACTGTTTTAGTTTGCCTTTACACTTGCCTTTACATCTGCCTTTACATTTTTATAAAAAATGCAATAGCTTAACAACCCTTAAAAGGTTAAAAAAGTGCGTTTCTATGTGTAAAAACCAAGATTAACACCCCTTTATGTAACTTTTTAGATAGTTTAAAAAAGATTTAATCACCTCTGTATAAGGTTATTACGTGTTTATTGTGTTTATAAAGTTTGTGTGTGCGTACTACTTTGTGTATTCTTCTTGTTTATTTTTGCCAAACAATACGCATAAAAACGTTAGACTGCTTTCTTTTTTGATGTTGTTGTTTCTGACAGTAGAAGTTCATTAACTTGTTTAAGCAGATTGCGAACTTCTTTGTTTAGCTCTCTGTTTTCTTCTAAAAGTTCTGTGTATTTACTATTATCATTGTTTGCCTCAGATTCTTTACCTCTAAATAACCAATTAGCATCTACATCTTTATATGTGTTCAATATTTTGAATAACTTATCAGTTCCAAACACCCTGCCATTCCTTATATTACTTATTTGACTGCCTGAAAAATCTAATTTTTCAGCCATCTGATTAACACCTATATTATTGCTTTTCATGTAGTTAGTAAATCTAACTCCAAATTCTTTAAAATCTTCCATTCAAAATATTGTATATTATTCAATATATTGTATGTATTTGTAACATAAACGAAACAAAAACAACAATGAGCAAACATACAGAAAAAAGACTGAGCTACAATAAAGAGGTAGTTGAAGTTTTAGAAAAAGAATACGGACTTTCTAAAAATTTTATTCGTCAATCTATCAGGGGTGATAAAAAAAGTTTAACCGCTGAAACTATCAGAAAAAATTATTACAAAATGGCTAATGCCACGACCAGAGCAATTGATGATTTTAAAAAAAACCTTAAAATCAATAATATAAATCAATAAAAAATCCTACAGTAGCAATCATTCCTGAAAGGCATACACCCAAGTTCGAGTCTTGGGCAGGGTCTAATTAATAATCTAAACCAATAATTATGAAAATAGGAGCAAAAGTATTAGTACAGGGAGAAGTAATCATTTTAGAAAAAGTAGAAGAAGACATATACGCACAATTATTATTTGAAGATGGTTCAACTGTAAGTATAGATGTGAATTGTTTTAAGCAACCTGAAATCAATAAAACGGTAGAACTTGATTTGGAGAGCTTGGTTTCTACTAGAACTAAAAAAATAGAAGAATGGTTCAATAAAGAAATGTTAAATGTAGGTGTACCACCTAAAAACAAAACAAATATCGCTTTAAATATTAATTCTCTAATTTCTGAATTAAAAATTGAAGTTCCTCAATCTGACAATAATAAGAGTTTAAGCGTATCACAAAAAGATTTATCTCAACTTGAGAATCAGCTAACGGAATCACTTTTAAAATGTGTTTCAGGTGTTTTTCATAACGGGTTAATAATGACTACTGATGCAAACACTAAAAAACCTCTCGTATCAATAATACGAGAAGTTGTAAAGGAGGAACTAGAAAAATCTGAAAGAATCAAAGCTTATAATTTAGAAAAAGCTGAAAAAATTAAAGCTCAGAATTTAAAAGATGATTTAAGTCAAATGTTATACCAACTTCTTCAGAAAAATCATGTCCAATAGTTTTTAAATGCTTTTTAAAAGAGTCTTTAAAGAGTTTTTTCTTTTCAGGGCTATCTAAGAGTACTTCATGCAAAGCTTTAGCGTAAGCATTAGCTTCTATTGATAATCTAACGGCACTTTTTAACATTTTTTCATTCATATCACTATTATTTTAAGATTAAGCACCTCAAATATAGTGAAAATCCCGCCACGGCTTTGCGTGGTTTCGACACCACGGCGGGAACAAATAAAACCTAAAAAAACAACAATGCCAAAATACTTAGGGAAAATATTAGTAGTAACTAAATATGAGTTAGTCCCTCGTTTTCATCCGACTGAAAATGCTTTACAGTTAAAGTTATATCGTGATGAAAAAAGAGGGTATGGTTATGAACGTGCAATGCGAGGAGGTAATTTTAGAGAACTTTTAGTAAAATTTGACAGTTTACCAAAACGCATACAAGAAGCTATTGGCGACCCTCGTATTTTAGAAAACCCACTACAATTATATTACAAAGAGTTAGGAACTGTTGATGATTACTACAATGACTTCACCTACCCAGACGGTAAGTATTTAAGGCAAGTAACCTTAGATAAGCAAATAATTAATGCAAACGTATTATTAGCAGTTTTAAAGTTAGAAATAACCAGAATAAACGAGCGTATAGCTAAAAATTCTTCAGCACCAAAAAAAGGGATATTAAGTACATTATACACAGATGTTCACAACTTTAACGCAATATTATTAAAGCAATATGAATATCAACACACTTTAAATAGTAATGAAATATCGTTTAGACGGCAATTCAAGGCATTTAAAGATGCTTATAGTAAATCGGAAAAAGAAGCTTTTAAAAGTTTAATAAAAGATGCGAACGGTAAAGGTCGTAACAATGCTAAAAAGCGTAATGATAAGACTGATAAATTGTTAATGGACTTATTTGCAGGACGTGACTGGAAACCAAATCCAACTCAAGTAGCTAAAGAGTACGAAGCTTTCTTAAATGGGTATATTGAAGTGATTGATAATGAAACAGGCGAAATTTATGAGGCTAAAGATTATCCAGAGTTAAGTAGTTCGGCAATTACATCATTCTTAGCAAAATGGGAAGTTAAAATTGGTACACATGCAAAACGTAGCGGAAATCGTCAGCAATTATTACAAGATTTTATTCCGTACGAGAGTATGGAACGCCCAACATTGGCAGGTTCAATTATTTCTATTGATGACCGCCAGCCTCCTTTTTGGTACGAAAAAGGTAAGCGAATGTGGTGGTATATCGGTATTGATTTAGCAAGTGAGGCAATTGTTGCTTGGTCGTATGGAAAAACAAAAGAAGAATTGATTAAAAACTTCTATAAAAATATGGTTACCAACTTTGATAATTGGAACGTACAGTTACCTGCCGAATTAGAATGTGAAAGCTCCTTGAATAGTTCATTTAAAAAGACATTTTTAAAAGATGGAACAATGTTCGAAAAAGTAAACATACATGCCAATTCTGCACGTTCTAAAATGATTGAACGCTTTTTTAGAGATATGCGTTACGAGTTAGAAAAAAATAATATTGGTTGGATTGCCAGACCATTTGCAAAAGATGAAGCAAATCAAGCATCTACAGATAAAAAGACTATTGTTCCCTATAAAAAATTAGTAGAACAATGTTTTTCAAACATTATGCTTTGGAATAATATGCCTAAAAAAGGAACTACCATAGGAAGGTTTGATTACTTCTTGCAAAATCAAAACCCCGATTTACGACAAACCAACTATAAATCATTTGTACAGCATTTAGGTACTAAAACAATATCAAGTTGTAACGCAGGTATAGTTAAGTTACAAAGAAGTGAATGGCTATTAGGAGATAAAGGGACTATTTACACTGGTGAAAAATTAATAAACTTACTAAAACAAGTTGAAGGAAAAGATATCAATTTATGCTGGTTAGACGATGATAACGGCAAAGTGTACAAAGCATTAATGTACGACAGGAAAGAAGAACGTTATATCGGTGAAGTTTTATCTAAACCAAAATCGGCAAGGGCATTTAAGGAAGAAACCGAAGAACAGCGTAAAAACCGTACGCTAATGGCTAAGTATCGTAATACGGTTACAAGCTTTATGCAGGTTCAGAAAAACAATATAAATAAAGTAACAGTAATTGATAACAGACCTATAACTGTAAGCTCAACATTTACGATACCAGGTGTTACAATGCCTAAAATTAAGGATAACGAAGAAACGGAGGTGTTAGAAGAATTTGAAGATGATTTTAGCTACACTCCGAAACAAACCAGTAATAAAAACTCATTAGAAAAAGCATTTGGATTATGATAACAACAGAATTTAAACAACAAGTACGAGAGGCTATTTTACAAAACCGTGAAAATTACAGTTTGTCTGATGCAAAATATGCTAAATCATTAGGTATTGGTTCAGCAGTTTACTCAAGAATAAAAAGTGGTGAAATAGTAAAGGTTTTATCTGATAGTAAATGGATTGAGATAGGGCGTACACTAAATGTAAGCATAAACAAAGTAGAATGGAACATTGCAAGAACTGCTGTTTATGATGAAATAGAGACAAATATTAATTTTTGTCAAACCTATAAAAAAGCAGTCATTGTAGTTGATGACTGTGGTATCGGAAAAACATTTTGCACACGCCATATCATTCGAGGTCTTAAAAATGCCTACTATGTCGATTGCTCCCAAGCTAAAACAAAGAGCCAATTTATTAGATACTTAGCAAGAACATTAGGTATTGATAGCACGGGTAAACTATTTGATATTAAAGAAAACATCAAGTATTACATCAACTTAATGGAAGATACATTTATTGCTCTTGATGATGCAGGATACTTAGAAACAAATGTATTGGTAGAGATTATTGAAATATGGAACGGTACTGAAGGAAGATGTGGTTGGATGATGATTGGTGATGATTCTTTGGAAAATAAAGTAAATCGAGGTTTAAAAAGTAAAAAAGTAGGCTATAAAGCCTTGTTTTCAAGGTTTTCAGATGAGTTTATTCATTTTGTACCAGTAGCGCTAGCGGAGAAAAAGGAATTTTACAAACAGCTTATTGGAGACGTAGCTAACGTAAATATGGAAGATAAAAGTAAAATAAACAAATTGATAAAGCTTTGTTTTTCAAAAGAAAAGACACTTCGCCATTTATCAACATTAATACAATTAGGAAAAGCAAATGACTAGAGCATTATCAGCAGGAACAATATACCGAAAGAAATATACTAAATTCAATTTCACAGGAGTGTATAAAGAAGTGTTCGGAGAGCCATCAACTAGTGGTATATGGTTATTGTATGGCGTGGAAAAAAATGGAAAATCTTGGGGTGCTTTATTACTTGCTAATTACCTCGCAAACTTTGGGCGTATATTATATGTATCGGCGGAAGAAGGTACTGAAATGGAGTTCAAGGAAGCCTTGAAACGTGCTAAAATAGACGGCAAGAATAAGAAGTTAAGGTTTGTTGAATATGAGCCAATTGACGAGTTATACCAACGTTTACAGGTTAAAAATCGAGAACGTAAATATCATGTAGTATTTATAGATAATTTAACTATTTATAATGATGAATTGAAAGCTAGAGGAATTAAACAATTAAAACAAGATTTCCCAAATACATTGTTTGTTTTGATAGCTCATGAAGAGCGTGGGAAGCCTTACACGGCATCAGCAACAATGGCTTCCAAATTAGCAAAAGTATTAATGCGTGTTCAAGGGTTACAAATACAGGTTTTTGGTCGAGTTCCTGGAGGAATTTTAAACATCGATGAAAACAAAGCAAAACTTTTTCATGGAACAATATAAAACGGCATAACAATGAAACTAATAAGCATGAAAAAAGAAGTACAACGATTATTGAGCCTAACACCAAGCCAGTATAACCGAATGATATTTAATGTATGGTTTGAATGGTGTAACCAAAAAACAACAACATCAAAAGAGTTACAAAAGGCTTTGATATGTAAACCGCTTTTTAATTGGTGGCAAAAGGAATTATTGAATTTAGAAGCTCTTTTTTTAAAAGAACTCGCTCCTTTTTATAAGATAGTTTCCAAAGATGTAGCTCAAGATATATACGACACCTATATCTGCGAAATATTTAAAAAGCTTTCAAAATCAACTGTAAAAAAAGCAAATCGATGAATATTACAAAATCAGCTTTAGAAGTAAAAGTAACCACGCAAAATAAATGGTTAGAAAATCACCCAGACACGCATTTTGCATATCGACAAAATATGCAAAAACGAGATTATTATATCAGTAAACTTTGCACAATGGACGACTTAGGATTAACAATTATTAAAATATAAAACAATGGCATTATCACCAGAAGAACAAGAAACGCTTAAAAAATTACAACAAAAGCAAAAATCAGAAAAGCAGAAGTATAAAGAAGATATTAAAACTTTTAAAGAGTTATCTGCCGAGTTTGTTACCAATAATATTGACGGGCTTGTAGATCATCAAAAAAATACGGAAGCAATAATAACAATGCTTTTTCAAGATTACAAACCGCTAAAAGAATTGAAGCAATTAGTGTATGGTAAAAAATCACAAGACAGCCACACATCTACTTTAAAAGATGGTTCTGCAAGTATCACAATTGGACATAATGTATCTATAAAATTTGATGGAACTGAAACTTCAGGTGTTGAAATGATAAAAGATTATTTGGCAAGTTTGGTAGATGACAACGCAAAAGCATTGAAGCTAACAAAAATAGTGAACATCGCTTTAAAAAGAAATGCGAAAACAGGGTTTTTAAATCCAGCAAAAATAGTTGAGTTAAACAGTTTACGTGATGATTTTGATTCGCCAAAGTTCGACAAGGGTTTAGACATAATTATCGCCGCTCAAATTAGAACTCAAAATAGTATGTACGTAAGTGGCTGGAAATACATTAAACAAGAAGACGGCAGAACCTCTAAGTTAGAATTTAGATTTACCGTATAAAATTAATCTTTTCCCTTGCACTACTGGAGTGAATTATTTAAAAAATAATAGCAAGTTCGAATCTTGCCAAGGGAACAAATAAAACTTGAAAATAATAATTATGAAACCTGAAAAAATGATTGAAGAATTACACTCAAAATTCAGCATATCGAGTTTAGAGTATCCTGTTTTTGAGCAAAGCAATAGGAGAACTTCCGATATTGAAGAACTTACAGAAAGTGAATTAAAAGCCCTGTATTATCTGTTTTTTCCAAATAAAAAACCAATAACAATAGAAGAAGAATTACAGCGACTGCAAACGCAACAGGAATTAAAAAGATTGCGCTCCGTTATTCTAAATGATGCACAAAATATCGGTTTGTATAAACCCGATGATTGGCAAAAGTTCAATGTGTTTATGAAAAATAAAAGCGTTTTAAAAAAGCCTTTAAATAGCTATGAAATTTGTGAATTTCCTGCTTTAATTCTTCAATTTAAAAGTATGCGACACAAATTCGAAAAAAGCAAAACAAAAGTAGGTACTGCCGATTGGTATAATTTTATCGGAATAAAACCTTCCGTAAATTAAAAAAAGTTCCAAAGCCATACCAGACTAAAGAACTTATTTGCAATGTGAGAAATGCAAATATAATAAAACTTTGGTATGGCTTATAATAATAAAAACCTTTATACGAGAATAATTGAAATTCAAACGCTTGTACTTTATTTAAGAGAACAAGACGAAGATATTTCTTACAAAGAAATGTACTGGCAACATATTTATCCACGGTGGAAAATATGTTACCGTACCTACCACACGTATTTAGGAACGCCTGCCAAAAGAGAGCTTAAAAAATTGCTTTCTGCAGAAAAAGAAAAAATTGAATTAGAAAATAAATCACAATATAAATTATTCAACTAATGAGAAAAATAAACGAAAAAGATTTTAAAGAAGCTGCTAAAACTTTAGGCGTTGAAGTCGCTATCATTAAAGCAGTATGTGAAGTTGAGGCGCCTATGGGTGGCTTCTTACAAACTGGCGAACCAGTTATTTTATTTGAACGTCATAAATTTCATCAATTTACCGATGGCATTTTTTCGGAAAAACACCCTACTATTTCAAACCCCAGAGCTGGCGGTTATATAAGCGGCAGACGAGAGCATTTTAGGCTTCAAGAAGCGGAGAAATTAAACAGAGAAGCCGCATTAAAATCGGCATCATGGGGGAAGTTTCAAATTATGGGCTTCAATTATAAATTATGTGGGTTTTCAAATATCCAAACCTTTATAAATGCCATGTATAACAGCGAAAAGGCACAATTAAAAGCATTTGTAAATTTTATTAAATCGGTTGGTTTAAGCGATGAACTTCGCCGTAAAGATTGGAAGGGTTTTGCAAGAGGTTATAACGGCAGAGCCTACTACAAAAATGCCTACGATAAAAAGCTAAAACGAGCTTATATAAATCAAATACAGAAAAGTTATGACAAAAAACTATCTAATCAATGTGGTTAAATCAAAAATGACATTGAAGGTAACCTATCGTAATGGGCGGTTTTTAAGAATCGCCTATTTATCAGGAAAATTTGATGCGTTTGTAATACTTCATTTAGGAGCAATTTTACCCGCTTATGAAAAGGAAATTCCAAATAAACAAGCCGAATACACAGGCAAAGTTACTTACAGTTTAGAGGTGAAAGAAAAATCATTATATACTTTATTTCTAGATGAATGGTATCGTTTTTATGAAAAAACAACAGGAATACCTCCAAAGTTTACAGGAGCAGATGGAAAAGCTTTAAAGCAAATTATTACCTATTTAAAAAAGATAAACGGAACAAATGAAGCTTCTGCCCTACAAAATTGGCAACTCATTTTAACAAATTGGGAAATTTTAAAAGAGTTTCATCAAGATAATACCGATTTAAAATACATAAACTCCAGATTAAATGTCATTATCAGAGAAATCATCAAAACAAACGGTGCCAGCACTTCAGGAGCTAGTGGAAGCGTCAGCATTTAATAATAGGCTGGTTATTAAACATTATAATAATTTAACAATGCGCCAAGCATTAACGGCAGGTACGCCAAGTTTAGGGGCTTTATCAAAAATAAATGAAGACAAAGCAATTACAGGTATCAAAAACTTATTTAAAGCGGTGTCTATGTATTTTGATAATATTTTGCCCGATGGTAAAGCCGAAGTAATCGCCGTAGAATTACTATCGAAATACGAATACAGAAGTTTACGTTTAGAAGATTTGGTAGTAATCTGTAAAAATTTAAAAGAAAGTGATGTTTTTAAAATAACACCTGCACGGATACTACGTGAAATTAAAAAGTATTCTGATAATCGTGAAAAATTAGCCATACAGTTAAGTAAACAATCATCAGATATAGCTAAACAAAGTGTTAATTATCAGCTAGAAGCTAGACTACAAAAACACTTTAAATCAGCCCCTAATGCTAATAGATTAGCAAGTAAACGAAATAGTGTTTCAAACAAATTTAAATAGTATTTAAAAGTGATTTAAACCGCTTTTAATTTTTGATTAAGTAAAGTGTAATAATTTTTAAAACAAAAGTAAAATGAAAAATACAATAACAGTTGAAACAAGAAATAATAATAATGAACTTATGCCTAAGTTATTTAAAATAGATGAAACTATAATTAAAGGACTTTATGTAACTCATACCCCTTTTAAGGTTAAGAAAAATATTAAGAAATTTAGTATTGTAAAACAACAAGCTAAATCCTTTAAAGATGTAGGAGTAAAATATTCAAAACACGAGGGCTTTGTAATTGTTACTATTAATTTAAGAGCTCCTAATGTTAATTTATACATACAGTTTTTAATATTAAAAGAGGTAACCTCATTAAGTATCTTACATTCAGAACACCCTATGTTGTTCGGATTAAAAGAAGTGCTAATAAATGGGTGCTCCTTATCTGGGTGTAATACATTAGCTGATTTAATGAATTTTTAAAACAAAAATAAAATGATAAAAAGAACCCGTGCCGAAATTAGTAAATGTATTATTCATAAAGTAGCAAATAAATTTAACAGTGGTCAAAATTCATTTTCTGAAGAATTAGTTCGTTTTGATGAAGAAAGCTATGAGTTATTAATGCCTTTTTTATTAAAGTCTTTTCAAACGCTTACACAAAGTTACCGATTTAGTCATCAAGCCGATGTTCGTTTAAATGAAGTTAATAAATACACCGATGCTATTTTTGATGATGAAGATGTATTTATTGAAAACTCAATAAATATTGTAAATCATTTATTTGAACAATCAAATTCAGCTCAAATAAAAACAGGCGATGTATTGGTTGTATATTTTGAAAATATCGAATATAAAAATATTTTAACCAATGCGGTTGGTGTTTTTAAAATAGAAAGTAAAGTTGATTTTTTTCAAACCTATAAAGAAGAAGAAAGTTTTGATGTGGTTGTTCAAAAAGGAATATCAACAAAAAAACTAGACAAAGGTTGTTTAATTTTAAATACAACCGATACTGAAGGAACGGTGGTGTTATCCGTAGATAATAATAATTACGATGCACAGTACTGGATTAAAAACTTCTTAAACGTGCAGTTTGCAAATGATGGTAATTTACACACCCAAAATTATTTAGAAATGTGTAAAGATTTTTCTGAAGAAATTATAAAACCTGAATTTGGTAAACAAGAACAAAGTAAGTTTTTAGCCAACACAGTTGATTATTTTAAAGAGCAAGAAAATGTAGATTATCATAATTTTAAAGAAGAAGTTTTTGAAGATGAAAAACACCAAGAAATGTTTGAAGACTACAAAAAACATTTTGAAAAGCTAAACGATGTTTTAATTCGTAACAATTTTGAAGTATCAGAAGCCGTACTAAAAAAGGAAAAAAGCAAGTTTAAATCTGAAATTAAACTAGATACTAATATTCAGATAAAAATTGATATTGATGCCCCAGATGCTGCTTCTGAATATTTAGAGCTAGGATATGATGAAACTAAAAAGATGAAGTATTATAAAGTGTTTTTTAACGCCGAAAAATAGTTAATACCAAGTAGAATAATAATTTTTAAAACAAAAAACAGATGAGTAAAGAAATTGGTTTTATTAGAGAATTTCCAAACGGAAGAAAGTATGAATTAACCTATCAAGGTGTTATTACCGAGTTAGGTGAAAAGGTAAAAGAAAGTCGATGGATGTCGTTAGATAAAAATCCAGATGGTACGTTTGATATAAAAGATTATATCTGTGCTATTCCTCCAGGAGAAGAAGATATTAGCCTGACTACTTTAAGTATGCAATGCTTTACGGAAAAATAATTTTTAAAACCGCTTCAATTTTGGAGCGGTTTTTTTTGTTTATATTTGAAACTATGATAAAATTTATAAAAAAATTTAGAGATTCTATTTTAGATAAAGCTATTGCTTATACGCAAGATAAGGTTGATAAAATGGAAGCGGAAAAGGATGATACCAATTGGCACGAAGTAAATCAGGCAAACAAAATTGCCCAACAATTTAAAAATAGACAAATTGAAAGTCTGATAATGAAATTAATAGAATCTCATTATATTATACAATCAACTAAAAATTTTGAAACTTTTAAATCTCGTTATAATCTTTTTTATGATAAATTAAACGAAATACTTCCTATTAAAGAAGGCTGGAGGTTTAAAGATGCTTTTAATGATACTGCCACAAAATACAAGCTAATGTATCACGACAGAAATACTATTGCCATACAAAAAGATTTAGAGAATTTTAACGAATCTGATTTTTTTGAAAAACATTTTTTTAATTGTGCTAATCTTTATGTTTTAGAGCAGAATAGTAAAATAGAAGCCTTAAAAACTGAAAAAGCAAAACAGAATAGAAAAGATAAATTAAATAGTAAAATAGATGAATTTTTAGCCTATTTGTCAGATTCTTTTGGATATTCTGATAATGATTTATTTTTCGAAAAAATAGAAAATTTAAAACAATGAAAAATCTACTATTAATAGTATTGCTACTTCCTTTTTTAAGCATTGCACAAATACGCCAGAGCGAAGTTTTTAAAAAGCATCCAACCACACCAACAGAAAACATTAAACTAACTGGAGTTATTGAAGTATCAAAAACAATGTATGGCATCACTTTTAAGGATACTACTATTTCAGAGGAATATAAAAACGCTGTTAAAATATTCTTTAAAAAGCGTTTAAATAGTTATACCGATTTAAAAAAATACCGCCTGCAGGTAGAAAAACGTACAGACGGTTTGTATATAGAAAATACTAAAATTTAATCAATTAAAAGTTTAGTATGTAAATTACCCGATAAATTAACATCATCAATAACACCCTGTTTAAACGCTGTTTTCAGGGTGTTTTTTTTGCCTGAATACGTACAGTTATATACCAGCGTATATACATCTACAATAGTATCTTCAATATTAAAATCTTCAGATAACAACGTAATTTTACCTGTATTTGGTGTTTCTATGGATTTAATAACTTCATCTACTACCGTAATAAAGTCGAGAAATTGCAGGCTCTTTTCTGAAGCTCGGCTGATGCTACTGGTATCCCGAAGCTGTTCGTAAGCCAATCGAAAAGTAATAGTAGCAATGGGCATTTTTGACTTATAATCAATACTCCACTTTACAAAAACGGCAGGAAATAAATGAGCCTCAAAACCTTTTTCATTATAATCTTGCCCTGCATATAAATCTACAAATTTAACGTGTGGTAAATTGTTACCTGTAAACTTATTTTTAATATCAGAATCTTTAAATTTTCGGATTAATTCGGTATAAAATGCTTTCATTTCTTATAAATTTCGTCTGTTACTTTATCATACATATGATTTTCCAACCGCAATGCCAAAACTGCTGATTCTCCTAAAAATTGACGCTTCGGAATTTTAGTATTCATTTGTCTTGTATGCGCTTTTACCTTAATAGGCTGGTTCCGTCCTTTTCTAGTTCTACTATGCGCTCTTACTCTTGCGGTTGCTTTTATTGTACCACCTTCATTGTGTATTTGAGCATACGGAACATCCGTACCAATAAGTACATAATATTTACCCTCACTAATTTTACGAATAGAACGTTTTAAACGACTCGATTTTACTAAAATAGAACCTGCTCTTTTTCGTTTTCGAGGAGTCCATTTTTCTTGTGATGTATCCACCCAGTTTTTTTGGCGAAACCTATCTTTAGAAAAATTAACCGCAATTACTCCAGCTTCCGAAGTCATTTTACTTAAAAAGAATTTGTTATCTATTCTTTGAAGTTTCTCAAAAAAATCACCTTTAAATTTTACAGACATAATTAGCTAGTTTCGGCATTTCGTACAACTCGCATCATGGCTTCGTTAAACCAATTTTCTACATCTTGCAAAGTCATTCCTTGAGTTGCACCTCCTTTTAAATTGATACCACCTTTATTTAAAGCATCAATAGTAATTGAAATATTACGTGTTTGTTTGGCATCGCCGACAACTTTATTAACTTGTTTTGTTAGTGTTTTTTTAGGGTCGGTATTTCCTTTTGGTGTAATTGGATTTCCGTATAGGTCTTTTTTTGGCTCTTTTATAGCCTCACCCGTTTTTTCGGTTTCTTCTGTTTTTTTCTTCGATTTATCCATTTCAGAATTATAGGCAGATTCAAAAGCAGTTCCTAATTTAACCGCCTGTACGTTTGGATTAAGTGCATCGCCTAACATCATTCCTCCTTCTTTCATTTTATCTAAATCTAAAGTAAAAGCCCCCGCAATAATTTTACCTAGCCCCTTAAAACCATTTCCAATAGTTGTAAGAACCCCTTTAACTACGCCAACCATTCCCTTAACAAAAGCTCTAAATCCATCTACTTTCTGATATAAAACAACAAAACCAGCCACTGCTAAAGCAATCCATCCTATAATAGGTATTGAGAAAATAGCTAGTTTAATACCGTGTAAACCTAACTGAACAAGAGCTAAAGCTCCCGATAATGTTACGGAACCAGCGGCGGCTAATAAAGATTGAATTTTTAATACGCCAAGTAAACCAATATATGTTCCTATACCTATAATAAGTGCATCAAATACGGTCTCTAAGCTGTTAAAATTTTTATACATAAAATTCAAAACCCTTGCCAAATACCCAAATATACTAGCCAATATCGGTATTATTTTTTCACCTATTTTAGAAAATACCATTTCAAGCCGATTACCAAATAGTTCTTTCATTTGACCAAAGTCGCCTTCTGCATTTTTTAGAGCATCTTTTAGGCTGAATTTAGAGCTATCAAAAGCATTAAAAGTTTTAACCATATCATCAGCTCCTGTTTTTACTTTTGCTAATGCGGTTCGTAATCCTTCAGGACCTCCAATTTTATTAATGGTATCAGTTATTTCTTTATCCGTCATATTTTTAAACTTCTGACTAATATCAATCAATAACTTATCGGCATCTTTCATTTTGCCATCTACACCAAACACGTCAATATCTAGTTCTTTTTTAATTTTTGAACCTTGAGCACCTAAACCATCAAAAAAGTTTTTTGTTTGACCTGCTGCAATATCAGCATTTTTACTAATAGAAGTAAACATGGCAAAAACCTTATTACCAACATCAACACTTTGCCCTGCCGCACTTGTTGCACCCGCATATTCTGTTTGTACTTTAGCGAGTTCATCAAAAGTAACAATACCTGTTTGCACGGTTTTAGCGTTCGAGGCTAATAAAGCATCAATACCGCCAACGCCAATACCAAAGGCTTTCATTGCTTTTGTGGTGGAATTCATCGAATCGCCTAAATCAGCTCCTGTTGCTTGAGAGTAGCGCCCTACTTTTTTAAAAACAGCAATAGCATCTTTACCGTATAAGCCAGTAGCAGATTGTAAATCGTACATTGCATTAGTAGAATCGCCAAGATTTGTACCAATATCAAAAGCGGCATCTCTAATTTTGGAACGATAACTATCAAGTTCTACTTTTGATTTATCAAGGTTCAATTGTTTAATGGGCAAAAAAGCAGTGTCAAACTTTTCGGCGGCTTGCACGCCTTTTGTGGCGAGTGCGCCAAAAGCAATACCAACGCCTAGTATTCCTACGGTAGCCAATGCCATTGGATTTTTTAATAAATCCATTGCACGCCCTAATCCTGGTATTTCATCAATAAAACCTTGATATTTTAATCTTAGTTTGTCTATTTTTCCACCAACTTTAGTTCCAAATTTATCAAATTTGCTTTGTAATTTTTGAAGTTTACCGCCAAAAAGCTTAGTGCTTAAATCTAATAACATCGTCATTTTTGAGGTTGCCATAGCCTTTGTTTTATATTTTGTATATTTGTATTAAGTTTTATACGACCCTCTAACGATAAGGGCTCACTTCATCGGGATAGAATAGCACACGGGTATCATTAAATTGAAGGCGTTTTATTTAACTTATCCCAAACCAAAAGACCTTTTCTATATAAAAGGTCTTCTTTTTTTATTGGATACCAAGTCTTTATTTCTAAACCTTGCTCTTTATCCAATTTACAGTCAACAGCTATTATTTTATCTTTGTAAAACTTAACATATCTTGATTGAAATTGATTTTCTAACCTATCAGGATTATTATACCAAACTTCATCTGGGTTTTTAATAATATCTTTTATATGCGGAAATAACTGATGCCTATTTTCATTAGATTTTAAGTATTTACCTTTTGTATGTGCTTTAAATACTTTTTCTTTTAGAATCATTTTTCTACCTAAATAATCCTCTAATCCCATTAAATCAGTACCCTTTATTTTATCAAACAATTCTTTTACATTATCTCCAGTAATAGTGGTATCTATTTTAATGTTATTTAAAGAGTTTTTAAAAGTGCCATAAGATTTTGCTCCATATTTATCAAAAGTCATTTTATTCAATTTTTCAGGAAGTCCTTTTATATCTGTATAAAATTGCTTTTTTGTAAATACTTGTTTTAAATCTGCACGGTTTACTTCAAATTGTGAATTTCTATATTTAGGGTCTTGTTCTACTAATAATTCTTTTGCGTATTTTCCTGTTGTTACTTTTCCTTGAGTATCTCCTATATATTGCACAAGTTCACATCGGCAACCATAGCCGTTTGGAGCAACCAAATCCATAGCTTCTTTATCAGATAAATTAAAAATACGTCCATCTAATACTTTGTGCGAATTACGTACACTTCCATCGCCAATAGTTTGATATTGTACATAAGAAGTTACCGTATCTTTTTCAGCCATCATACGGATATAACTTGCTGAATTTTGCCCAACAGCTACCGATAAATTATATTCTGTTTGAAGCCAATTACTGTTAAATTCTTTGGTTTCTTTTTCGCACAATGCTTTAAAATCACTGTATTCACGAAGCTTTTTATTTTCTTTATCAATTAATAAATTAGTCATTGCTGATAGTCGAGCTTCAGTTTTACTTGCCGTAAATTCAAACAGATTATATTCCATCATTTGAAGCATTAGTAAATCAGGTCCTGTGTATTGTGTAGTGCTTGAAAATTTAGATTTTAAACCTTTAAATAACTCCAAAGCTTCCAAAACAATCATTTTTCCAGCAATACCCGAAGTATCTGATTTATTGTATATTTCTTTTATTAATTGGCTGTTTAATTTGGTTAATAACCTACCCATAGCACCACTAACGGCAACAATTGTACTTGGGCAACAACTCGTAGGATAACGCTGTTCCGATAGTGCAATTATTGGTTTATTTGGAGTTATCGTTATGCTTTTTTTTTTACTATCAATAGGAATATTGAATGATTTAGAAAGCCAATCTAAAGGTATTTCATACCCACTTTTAAGCAAACCATCAGTAATACTCCAAAGGTCTTTTAAATTTAAAACCTCTTCTGCAGGTTTAAATTCAAACATATCTTCAGGACTTATTTTATAACCTTGTGCTTCGAGTAATGGAAATAATTGGTCATTAATTATAAATGAAATTAAACGCTTATCGGCTTGTGCTATTTTTTTATCTAAAGTACGTTCGTGTACTTCTGTTTGACTTCGATTAGAACCTTGGTCGGATAGCATTGTAGAACCAACTAACTGCTTACTTACCATATCCATATTGGTTTTTATAAACTGTAAATAGGTGTTGTAAGCGTCCGTTCTGTTTGCCTCTTGAAATTTTATTTCTGTTCCAGTCGGAAAAGTACCAACGGAAGCTTCGCCTAACTGTAATAGCATGGCGTGAACCTTATTAATGGTGTTTGTGTCCGTTGTATTGGTCGTTGCTGTTATTAATGGCAGTCCAAATTTCTCACAAAATTCAGCCCATGCTTGCATTACATTACGTAGCCAAATAAGGTTCGGAATAATGTTGTTTAGAATACCTAGCTCACCGTTTTTACCTATTTGAATTAACCAATTTTCAAACATTGGATTTGCATAATCTATAAATTGAGGTTTTTGCAAGTCTGGAAATATTTTCTTTTGCGTAGTAACAACATTTCTGCGAGGTATAATCGTGTGTTTTATTTTTTCATTTTGAAATTCAGAAAACTCAATTAATGTAGTTCCAAAAATAATATGGTCTATTGCGTGTTCTAAAAATTCATAAAACCATTGTTGCTGTAAAGTAAAACTAAGGTCCTCATTAATATCTTTCGTTTTACGATTAATAACTTGAAAATTGGAATTTAATGTGGACATTTTACGCATTTGTATTTGCGACTGTAAATGCCCATCGGTTAATAAATCGGAAATTAAATCATAATACGCATTAAATTTTGGTTCTTCTGGATGCTGCATTAATTGTAAAGCTTGTCTCCATTTCTGAATATCTTTACGGCTAGTATCTTTAAAACCTTGTGCTATTTTGATAATACCAGGGTTTCGTTTTTCTGAATTATTTGGAGTTTCAGCTTTCGCTAAAATGCTTGCTTTTTTTATGTTTACATCGTATCCTAATACTTTCATTTTCTTTCTTTTTAAATAGCTTTTAAAGCCGTTTTAAATATTGTTTTTACCAACGATGGTTTTCGGGTTTGTGTTTTGATGTAAATTTTATGCCCTGTAAAACTTCTCCTTCTTCATTTGTTTTTTTTGGCAAATCTGCGGTGGTATCTCCAGAGGCTACAAGTTTGAGCCAATCAATAGCATCTTGATAACGAGCCGAACGAATATCGGGCATGCTTCGAGGCACAGTACTTGTATATAAATGATACAAGGCACAATCTAATACGAGCATTAAAATATGACTATTTCGGGCTTCAGCTACTTGACTAAATATTTCGTTTACGTCGTATTTACCTGCTAAATAGTTTCTAATTTGTGCCAATGCCATTTGTTCGGCACCTCTTAATTTTGTTTCAGAATAATTTTCAAGTAAAATTTCTTTTACCTCGTTACGTACCAAAACGGTATAATCGTCATCAGTTATAAATGCCATTAAAATCTGTTTTTTTGTTTTTTGATTAATTCTTTTCGGCTGGTAGTTCTTGGAGGTGTTGAATTAATAAAAGCGGACGTGTTTAATTTTGCAATTGCCGATTGTAAGCTATCTGGTGCATCATCATGTACACCACTTCCTTTTTGAAAGGCTAATAATTGGTCTTCTAATTCAAGGCAATCAATAGTATCTTTTATTTTAGTATTAAAAAACACATTTTTACGTTCAAAATACCCTGCCATACTTTCTACACGATCAAACTTTCCGCTTTTACTTTTGTTATCAGCAACAACAGGAACATACCAGCCCATTTCATCACCAACGGCATCAAAATCGCTTACAAATTCATCTTGAGCAAAAAGTCCTTCAATCATATATTGAATATTGTATTGAAGTAAATTTTCATCTTCTACCTTTTCATATAACCATTTTGCTACATTGTACCGAGATGTTTGCCTAACAAAGCAATCTAATAAATGAAATTCACGTCCTTTTTTCCCAACGAAAACCATCGCTTTAAAATCTCCAGCATCTTTGTACGATAAATCGCCATAAAAACATAAAGCATCATATTGGCTGTATTTTAATCTATTTTTATAACTGATATATTCATTTTTAAAAATAGCACCTTCCACAATATGCTTGTGCATATATTCACGCATAAAAGAACGATGCGGCGTAGAATGGTATTTTTCACGCCAATATTCTGCACTTGTTTTTGCGGGCCAATTAGGCTCAAAAGTAGTTAAGTTTTTAACCGCATTTACAGTTACTACAAAGTGTTTTTTCTTGAAACCAAACTCCTTTGCCTTTTTATTATTTAGCGTAAAATCTGCTTTTAGCTGATTGATTACAGTATTTTTGTGAAAGTTATTATTAGCAACTACAAAGCGTTGAAATTTACCACCTTCATCAAAAGTTCCCTTTAAGTCTTCCCAAACCCATTCGGCTGCTTTTTGACTTCGAACATCATTATAACAGCGTTCTTTTGTATCTACATCATCAACAACAATATAATCAGGTCGTTCATTTCCTTCCCGTAAACCACGAGGCGATTGACCAATACCCATGGCGATAAATTTAACGTCATCGGTTGTGGTAAAATCACCAGAAGCCCAATCGCCAAACTTAAATTTTTTACCGTAATAATGTAAAAATCTGCGATTGTGTGTTAATTGACTTTGAATGTCTGAAATTAGTTTTTTTGCCTTTGGTTCGGTTTGCCCAACTAAAAGCATAAATTTCATTCGTTTAGTAACGTACAAATACAACGGAATACCCATACATAAATGCACTGATTTTGCTCCAGACCGATATATTTCAGCTAGTAAATTACAAACATCATTATCTATTAAAAGCTTTGCTATTTTTTTGTGAAACCAGGCACTTTCAACTTTTGCGTATTGCGGAAACATCTCTTGAAACCAAGTAATATAGTCTTTTTCTAAGCTTTTTATTTTCTTTCTACGTTCGGCTGGTGTTTGGTTAAGGTCTATAAAAGTAGATTGCTCTACTGATTTACAGTGAGCATCATAACTTTTTAGCAACTTCTCCATTGCTGTATTTAATCCGATAGCGCTCATTATGATGTTTGTTGTGCTTTGTGTAATAAATAATTTTTATGCCATTCTAAAAAGCTAATTGCAATTTCGGGTTCTTGCTCCGCCATCCAGTTATCAAACTCTTTGAATACCGTATATACAACTTCTACGGAAGTTTCATCTGCCATATCTTGCAAAGCCTTAATAGCCGCCTGAATTGCTTTCATATCTAGCTCGGCTTTTTTTCCTTCTACAAGTTGAGAAAGTTCTTTGGCAATTAATTTGCGAATATTATGAGGCGTTGCTAAAAACTGTTTTCGTTCTTCATCCCAATTAATAGGATTATCACCAAAACCTTTACGCCACCTTCCGATAGTTTGTTCTGTTTTATCCAACGCAATGGCAATGGCTTTTGCGTTGAGTCCTTCCTCCACGAACATTCGTTGTGCGATTGCTCTTATAGGTTCATTATTTGTTCTTTTAGCCATTGATTACTATGTGTTTTATAACAAAAATCAAAAAAACAAACTACTTATTTTCAATGTATTGCAACGATTACTTAAGTAGTTTTTATATCCATATTACAGCTTTATGTTTGCTGAAAATTAGGTAAAAACATCCGTTAAAATGATTATAAGAACCCTTGGAAATAAACTACAAGCATACGGCACAATTTGGAATGGTGATGGCGAATATTTTGTTTCATGCCTAAACAGAATAGAAGCTGAATATGACGATGTAGAAGTACATCTGCATACTGTTGGTGGAAATGTTTTTGCGGGGAATTTCATTTTTAACGGTCTAAATAAATCAACAAAAGTTAGCAAACTTGTAGTTGATGGAATTGCTGCTAGTATGGGAGCTATAGCCACAACAGCTATTGAAAATGTTGAAATAGTAGATAATGGATATTTAATGATTCATGCGCCATCGGCAAACCCTCGTGGTACTGCCGATGAAATTCAAAAAGAAGTTGACTTATTGCGGTCAATGGAAAAAGACTTTGTGAGAAAGTTAGTTGCAAAAACAGGTTTACCAGAAGCAAAAGTAAAATTATGGTTAGTTGGTGATAACTGGTTTGATGCCGAAAAATGTTTGGCTTTAGGCTTGGTATCTAAAATAATTCCTGCGGTTGTAAAACTTCCAGTAGTTATTGAAGATCCAACCGCTTTACAAATATCAGAAGTATCTAGTAGATATTCAGCCTTGTTAACCACACCAATTAATAAAGTAAATACGATAAAAAAAACAAATATGAAACAACCACTGATTACGGCTTTAGGCTTAGAAGAAGTTACTGAACAAAGTTCAGATACTGCTATTATAGCGGCGGTACAAGCTCAATTACAAACAGAAACACAAGCTCGTAAAGTTGCTGAAACTGCCTTGGCGGATTATAAAAAAGGTGAAATAAAAGCCCTTTTAGATACTGCCGAAAAGGATAAACTATTCGATGCTACGCAAAGAGAAGTTTACGCTAAAATAGGAGAATCAGCAGGTGTTGAAGCTTTAAGAATTGTGCTAAAAGCTCCAAAAAATAATGCCGCTCCAAATATTGCAGATGCAATTCAAAACGGTAGTTCTGGGCAACCTGAAACTCGTGCTACTTGGGATTTTGACAAATGGCAAAAAGAAGATCCAAAAGGATTGGAAAAACTAGCAGAAAAAAGCCCTGCGGAGTATGATAAAATGTTTAACGCTAAATACAATAAATAATGCCAGCATTAGTAGATGGAATATGGTTAGAACAGTATGTGGAGCCACAATTATTAGAGGAGTTTAAAAATTTCAACGATGATTTTATCGGAACTCTTAAACGCCCAAATCCTGCCGCAATTGACAAGGATGGTATCAAGTTTAATAAGTTAATCAATAATGTTGGTTTTCATATAAATAAAGGAGATGCTTTTACGCCACAATCAATGACTGGTAAAAAAGGATTGGTAAACTGGGACAAATTAGACACGGATTTAACTCAAGTTACAGACGCAGAATTAAGAGCAATGGCTTTTGATAAAGATGCAGCTATTAGAGTGAAACATTCCGAATCTTTTAAAATTGGTGTTCGTGATTATGCGATGCACAAATTAGCACCAGAAAAACATGTTGCTGGTAAAATGCCAATTTTAAGAACTACGGGCGCTGTAATTAACGGAAGAAAACGTTTAACTTATACAGATTTAGTTGATTATTTAGTGCTATTAGAAGGTTTGAATCTTACAGATAAATCAGCTTGGCACATGATTTTATGCGACCACCACAAGTCAGATTTATTACACGATAGAGGCGCAACAAACAATTATCGTGATTTAATTATCAACCCAAAAACGGGTGCTATCGAACGCTTCTTTAATTTGAAGTTTTTTGAGAATAATAGTTCTGTTTATTACGACGCATCAGGAGCGTTAAAATCTCAAGGAGCAGTAGTTGGTGCTACCGACCAAAAAGGGTCTGTGTTTTATTATGCGCCAAATACGGTATATCATATTGAAAGTGTACAAACTTTATTCAAACCAATGAATACAGATACACGAAATGCGAATCCGACAAGTGAGTTTAGATTGCATTCTTACGGTTTATGTGACAAAAAGCAAGAGCACGGTTTTGGTGCAATTGTAAGTGCTAACGAGTAAATTCTTTTAAAGTGATGACAAGAGAACAAAGAAAAAAAGCCCACGAAATATTAGGCAAGTTCCAAGATGCCGAAGCCGTTTACATCAACCCAAAAGGCGAGTTTTTTACGGAAAAATACTTGGGAGATAATAGCCTTAAAGCAGACGAAAAGTTAGAAATTGTAAAGAGAAAAGTAGTTTCTCTTACGCAAAAACAGGCTGAAAAGGAGGCAGAAGAGAAAGCCCAAAAAGAGGCAGAACAGCAAGCCTTAGAAGATGTCGAAAAGGAAGCTGAAGAAAAAGCTCAAAAAGAATCAGAACAGCAAGCCTTAGAAGATGCCGAAAAGGAAGCTGAAGGAAAAGCTTTAAAAGAAGCAGATAATAAAGATAGTACTAAAGCCAATTAAATGATGTCGAATATAAATGGTGTAAGTATAAAAAAAGGACAACAGGGTGCAAATGTACTGGGGGGTGCAGATTCTGTAAGTGGAATAATTGTAGGGGCGGTTTCCGCTCCTACACCACTTGGTTTCGATAGCCCTAAAGTAGTTTACAACATGAAAGATGTCGAATCTTTAGGAATTACGGAAACTTTCGATACTACGAAAAACACAATTTTACATAGGCACCTAAAAGAATTTTACCGAAACGCTGGAGATGGTACTGAATTGTACCTAATGGTTGTGGAAAGTGGATTAAGAACAATGAGCTCTATTTGTGAAGAACAGGCTAAAAGAATGTTAGCTTTTGCGAAAGGAAAAATTAAACAAATAGCCGTTGCCTATAATGAACCTGGTCAATATACCATGTTAAATGGAATGCCAGAAAATGTGTATAGCGCAATTCCAAAAGCTCAAGGATTAGCTTTATGGGCTTACAATAACCACATGCCTTGTCAAGTGTTTTTAGAGGGATATAACTGTGGAAGTAACGCCTCTAGTATGGCTAATTTAAGAGAAATAGAAAATCTTAATGCCACAAAAGTTTCTGTGTTTATTGGTCAAGATTACCATTACGCGGAAACACAAACAAAGACACCTACAAATCGTCAATTTGCGGATGTAGGTAGTTTATTAGGTATTTGTGCCAAGGCGAAAGTAAATGAAAATGTTGGTAATAATGAAAAATTCAATATTACCGATGCCACAAAAGATGCTTGGTTAGAACCAGGTTTATCATCACATAAACAAAATGATGAAATTTTTGAGGACCTGCAAACACTTGAAACCAAAGGCTATCTTTTTGGTTTAGAATATACAGGTATGGCGGGTGTTCGTATAAATAACGATCACACTTGTACGCCTATTATTGTAGATGCAAACAACAAAGTTAACGAGCATACTATTGCTTATGGGCGTGTTTTAGATAAAGCTGTAAGAGGTTTGCGAACGGCATATTTACCTAAGGTAAAAACAGATTGGGTAGTCAATAAAGATACAGGTAAAATTCCTCCAGGAGTAGTTGTTGCCCTAGAAGATATTGGCGACAAAGTTTTTGAAGATATGGAGCAACGTAGCGAAATTACATTCGGTAAAACCTTTGTTGATAAAGACAGTGATTTAATTGTTTCTAAAGAGTTGAAAGTTTCCTTTGTTTTAGTTCCTAAAGGAGCAATTGGTGAAATAAAAGGAACTATTAATTTAAAAACACAAGCGTAAAATGTCAAAAGTTACAAGAAACGGAAAAGCATACGATTCTGCCGACGTAAAAGTTCAACTAAATGGAGTTCCTTTAGAAGTAACTAAAATTACCTACGGAAACGAACAGGAAAATCAATTGAATTATTCATTAGGGGCAAATCCGACTTCATGGTCACACGGTAAAATAAAACCAAACGCATCAATAGCTATAATGATGCACGATATAACTCCTTTTGAAACTGCATCAAAAGGAAGTATTATGAATATCAAGCCTTTTTTGATTACCGTAGAGTTTGTCAATGAGTTCAATATTATAGTTGTGGATACTATTTTGGCGAAATTTCAAAATGAAGGTCGTGAAGTATCTGGCGACATGGGGCTGGTAAAAGATTACGATTTATTTGCTTTAAAAGTGAAATTAAACGTAGCACCTTAATTTTTTAAAATAAGGTTTTAAACAAAAAAATTAAACAAGATTTAAATACCCTTTAAAATGGCATTAAAAGAAGTTAGTAAAGAAGTAAAAGAAACGCTAAAAAAACAACACGGCGACAAATTAAAATCGTTGATTTTACCATTAGACGATTTTAATATAGACGAGCTGGAAGTATTGGCAATTATTCCAAAGCGTAGCGTTGTGGGGCAAACGATGAAATTCATGCAATCTGATCCAAAAAAAGGACAAGAAATTTTAGTGAAAAATTGTTTGCTAACAAGTAAAGAGGAAGTGGTAAACGATGACGGATTGTTTTATGCCGTTGCAGGTTTATTAATGGATTTAATTCCAATACGCCAGGGAAAGTTTGGGAAAGTTTAGAGCGATGTTCTAGACTTAACGAAGACGAAGCATTCGATTTATATTTTAAGGCGGATGCTTTGATTAGTCATTTTTTACATATCCCGTTTCCCGAAAAATTAACAGACGATGTTTGGGCAATAAAATGGGCACAAATAAACTGGTTATCAACTCAAGGTATTTTAACAATTAAAACAAATGAATAACGGAGAAGCCATTGTTATAAATTTAGCAGCTCGTTATGCAGCCGCTTTTGGAGCGGTTGCAATTAGCAAATTACTAAACAAAGCAATACTTATTAAAGAAGATAATAAGTATGATGTTGAATTTTATAACGATGCTTGTTCAGACGCCGAAAATATCACTTTTAAGTATGCTGGCGAAGAATTGTTATTTGGCGAAATGATTACTGGTAAAAATGCTACTACATACGCACCGCCGTTAATGGTAAGTTTTTCTCGAGAGAAAAATTTAATTGAAACGGAAGCATCAGGAAGTGATAGCGTTGTTGTTGAACGTTGGGGTACAAAACCGTGGTCTATTGATATTCGAGGTATTTTAATAGATGTTGATAACCGTGAATATCCTTCATATAAAATAGATTTATTAGCTCGTTTTTTTGAGCATAATGATATTATTGAAGTTTACGGTGAACAGTTTTATGACAAAGATATTGATAGTATTTATTTAACCGCCGTTTCAATAACGCCAGTAGAAGGTTTTGCCGATACCGTGCAAATTAGTTTATCGGCTAAAAGCATAAAAGGAGTTAATTACACGCTATTAAATCCGATGTAAAATGAATTATCAGTATTATAATATTGCCGTAAAAATCACTATTAATGACGTAATACAATTTGGCGTTGTAGAATCTATTTATATAGAAAATACCATTGAAAAGTTTTCAGATACCGCTAAAATTACACTTCCTAGAGCGTTTAAAAATGCACAGGAAAATGGCGAAAATGTATCATTGGCACAAAAGAACTTGCTCGAAATCATAAAATCAGGCGATACTATTAAAATAGAAGCTGGATATAACGACGAGTTAAAAGTAGAATTTGAAGGTTATATTGATGAAATTGGTGCAGAAATTCCGTTGCTTTTAATCTGTGAAGATGAAATGTATCAACTGAAAAAGAAAGAAAAAATAAATAAAACTTTCGCTTCAGTAACCTTAGAAGATTTGTTAAAGTTTATCGCTCCAGCCTATGAAATTGAAGCTTTAAATATGCCTCTTGGTAAATTTATGATTGAAAATGCAACGCCTTATAAAGTTATTAAAGAACTCAAGCAACAGTATGGGATTCGATGCTATTTTAAGAATAAAGTTTTAACCGCAGGGCTTACCGTTGATTTTAAACCCGCAGTATCGCATGATTTTGTTTTTGGTAAAAATATCCGCAATTCTAACAGTTTAAAATATGAAACGAAAGAGCAACGGAAACGATTTTATAAAGGGATTAGTCATCAAACAGGAACTTCTAAAAAGATAACCTATGAATATGGCGATACAAGTGGCGATCATAGAACATTGCATTTGCCTTTAAATTTATCAGAAAATGAAGTAAAAGAATGGGTGCATAAAATACACGACGCTCATGTTTATACAGGTTACGGTGGCGCATTAGATAGTTGGGCAATTCCTTTTACAAATGCTGGAGATAGCATGAAATTAACAGACCCAAACTATCCAGACAAACATCGAGATATGACTCTTTTTGTGGAGAGTGTTATTGTAAATATTAATAAATCTGACGGATACAAACGAACAAATAAGGTATCCTTTAAAATCAAATAAAATGATGTTTAAATATTGTTTAAGTATGCTTTTAATAGTTTGTTTAATAAGTTGTAAAACGATTAATCCACCTATTGAAAACACAAGTATTGAATCTAAAAAAAATATAAAAGAAATATTGAGAGATACTATTTTTTCAACCAAAAAAGATAGCTCTTTTTATTTCTCTTACATTAAATGTATTAATAATAATCCGATACTTGTTTCTCAAGAAGAAAATAAAAAAAGCAATTTTTATTATAATTCAGCAATTCCAAAGGAAATATCAGGAGAAATTTTAAAGCCTCCAAGGGTACATTTAGAAAATAATATTTTAAGTGTGAGTTGCAAAGCTAAAGCCCAAAAGCTATTTGTAAAATGGAAAGAACAACATATTCAAGAGCAAATAAGTAAAATTAAAACAATAACACTACCCGCTAAAATTATTGAAAAGCAATTGAGCTGGTGGCAAAAGCTTTGGATTTCTGCGGGTAAAATTTCAATAGTAATTATAAGCGTTTGGCTTTTAACAAAAATATCATGGAAGAGTTTGTTCGGGCTATTAATTCGGTTTCTAAAAAAGCTTTAAAAACAAGTATCGGTAAAGTAACTGAAATTACAGAAACTACTTGCACCGTTGAAAGAGAACATTTATCTGAATTATTAGACGTGCGTTTAAATGCCGTTGTTGGCGATTTTGAAAGTTCTTTTATTGTATATCCAAAAATAAACTCGGAGGTTTTAGTTGTTGAAATTGAAAACAACCCGCAAGAAACAGCCATTATAAAATACACCGAAATTGACCGTGTTACTATTCAAATTGATGAATTTGAAGTTGATTGTAATAAACAAGGTTTATCCGTTGGCAATAAAGGAGAATCCTTTAAAACAATTGTCAATGATTTAATTGATGAGCTAAATAAAATTTTAGTTATCCAAGGAAATACAATTAATGTTCCTGCGATGAATGCCATAAAAGAACGTTTTAATAAAGTACTTAAATAATGCCTAGCACTCAAAAGCAATTAGCCGATAAATTATTTGAAATCCGTGAAGAATATTCGAATAATCCAACGATAAAACCCGAAGTAGCACGCAAAGAAATGGCGCTTAAAGAAGCAAAAGCAATTAACGATTTTGTTATTGGTAGAACTACCACCGTTACTGGAGCTAGTGCCACAGGTGGACCAGTAACAGGAACAGGTATAATTAAATAATAATTATGGATTTATTACTTGATGAAAATGGTGACTTAGCGATTGAAAATGGTGATTTTGTGATTGGAAAATCGGATCAACAAAACGTTGAAATTGTTTTACTTTCTAATAAAGGCGAGTTTAAAGAATTTCCTTTAGTTGGTTTTGGTGCGATTAATTATATAAAAACCAATGTTTCTGAAATTGAATTTAAACGAAATTTAAAGATGCAACTAGAATATGTTGGTTATAAAAATCCAACGATTGATTTAACTGGAGGTTTTGAAAACCTGAAAATTAAAATTTAATGGTAAGTTTTATACAAGAAAATATAGGCAAAATATTGGGTTACACTTTAGGAGCAGGAGGAGTTGGAATGGCAATTTTGGAGCGAAGAAAAAATAACGCTATTACAAAAGGTGTTGAGGCAGATGTTGAAAGCAAAGAAATTGATAACGGCTCTAAGGTTATTGATATGTATAAATCAGCATTGGATGATTTACCGATTCGGTACGAAAAAAAATATCAAGAAACTTCTCAGTTATGGGAACGAAAGTTTCAAATGATGACCGAAGAAATGAGCCAACTGGAGTCTTCTTATAAACGAAAAAATAACTTGTTAGAAGACGAGATAAAGCTAAAAAACAAATTTATACTTTCTTTAAAAAGAGAGCTTCGTGAAAAAGACACCGAAAACAAATTGTTAAAAAAGCAACTTAAAGATGCAAATAATAGTACTCAATAAACAATCCTTTTTGGATATCGCAATCTTAACAACAGGATTGGCGGTTAATGCCTCTTTAATTGCAAAAGCGAATCATAAAGCACCAAGTGAGGTTATTGAAACTGGAGATAAAATTATTATTCCTGAAAATGTTATTTATAATAAAGATCATTTAAACTATTATCAAGCAAAAAAAATACTCCCCGCTACCGCATTAACACAAACTAATATTGATGTAATTACAGGTTGTGAAGGCATCGGATGTTGGGCAATTGGAATTGATTTTAAAGTAAGCTAAAGCTCAGAAATAATTCAAAAAAAGACTTAAAAAAGACCATGAAAGTACAAGAAATTAAAAATAAAATGATAGCTGTTAAGGAAAATGAAAGTTCCTTAAAAGACTTGAATAGTACTAGCAAAGTATCTATTTGGAATTTGTTTTTGTTTATCGTGGCTTTTTGTTTTCAGGATTTACGCAGTTATTTTGATGCCCACCGAAAGTACATCGATTATAGATTGGCACACGAAAAGGCAGGAACATTGCCATGGTACAGAATTATGGCATTAGCTTTTCAAAATGGTTTTGATTTAATTGCTGATACCGATAAATTTCAAAATAAAACAGCAACATCCGAAGAAATAGACGCTTCAAAAATTATAAAATATGCCACCGCAAATGATGGCGAAGTACCAGGAACAATTGTTATAAAAGTTGCCACCGAAATAAACGGAAAACTTTCAAGAATTACGCCACAACAAGAAGAATCTTTAAAGCAATATTTTGAAGAAATTAAATTTGCTGGAGATGATATTACGGTTATCAATCATTTAGCGGATAAACTATTTTTAACCTTAAAAATTTATAGAGATGCCTTAGTTTTAGACGAAACTGGTATGTCAATTTTACACGGAAATAAGCCAATTGAGGAAGCCTTACAGCAGTTTATGAAAGAATTGCCTTTTGATGGCGAGTTAATATTGCAAAGTTTAGTTGATAAATTACAGGCGATTAAAGGCGTTAAAATCGCACATATTGTGGAGGTAAAAAGTAGCTCTTTAGACGCTTCAAAAGATACACACGGAACACCTCAATTAATTGAAGTTAGTAAAATACCCGCAAGTGGTTATTTCGAAATTGAAACTTTTGAAAACATTCGTTATGTGGTATAATATTGATTTTTATAAATGGGCAATACTTTTATTACCCACCGATTTACGCAAACCAAAAATGATTGGCTTTGTAAAAACGCTCGTATCTCCAGTAGCTAATTTACACGCCGAATTTTTAAAAATGCGGGTGGCTGATGAATTTATTTTAAATCATAATGGGCAAAGATGTTATTTGCGAAAGGCTTTAAATGATGTTTTTGATGCCGATTTAAGACGTATCAGAATTGGTGATGGCAATCAATTTGAGCGACATTATATTTATACACGGGCGGAACAAAAACCAGTATTTCTTGGTAAACTTTTTATAAATGATAAAACTGATTATGCCGATACAGGAATTGATTTTATTGTTTACGTCCCAAATAATATTGTAAAATCAAGAAAAATAGCCCTTGAAAAGTGGATTGAAATATTCAAAAAAGGAACAAAAAAATATAAAATTATTGCGATATGAATATTATTGATTTTCAACAAAATGGCGGTTTTCCTTTGGAAACAAATACGCTTACAGAAATGCAAAAAGCATGGCAAATTTTTAATGCTTTTGGTTTTTTGGCAGGCGATAAAACAATTATCAGCGGATGTGAAATTAGCGGAAACCAAATAACAAACGGTTTTATTTATTTAGATGGCGAGTTGTTAGAATTCCGTGGCGGTATAAAGCAAAATAGCGTTGTCATTATTCAAGAAGAAGCAAAAGCAATTTTTGAAGATAAAAGCGAAAAACCTGTTTATTTTACTCGTTATGCAACTTTTGGAGTTTCAGGAAATTCGATTCCTTGGAGTAGTTTTAAACATATTGATAATTTAATAGTTTTATCAAATCAAGTAAAAAAACTAGAAAAAGAGTTGGCAGAAATTAAACCAATTTTTAAAGAAATAAAATACGTTGGTAGCAATGTAACTCAAGCAGAATTGCAAAGAGGTTGGTTTATCGCAAATGGTCAAAACGGAACTGATAATATTCTAGGGCGTATGCTTGTTGGGTATGATGCTAATCAAACAGAATTTAATAGTATTGGTAAAAAAGACGGTGAAAAAACACATAAATTAACAGTTAGTGAAATGCCTAAACATAGATTTGGATTTGACCCTAAAGTTGGTGCTAAGTCAGATCAAGGTGCTGGTAAAATTACATCAGGTGATACTGGTTCGGCTGGGCAATCACTGAGTAATGCTTTTACTAATTATTTAGGTAACGATAAGCCGCACAACAATTTACCGCCATATATCGTGGCATTGCCAATTCAATTTATAGGATAATGAAACATCAAGAGAACGTAAAAAAATGGTTTGAAACACACGACAAGCCTTCCCAACAACAATTTTATAACTTCTTTAAATGGATTCGTTGGATTGATGAAAATATTAGTGTCCAAGATATTGAGGGTTTAAATAACTTGTTAATTGCTAAAGCAGATAAACAAGCGTTTAATACGCATTTACAGGATGAAATATTGCATCCTTCGGAAAATGACCGTGAAAATTGGAACGGTAAATTGGATAAAACAGGAACTTCCGTAAACTCGTTAAAACTTGGCGATAAACCACCAGGTTATTACGTAGCTAAACAAGATGTTTACAATAAACAGGAATCTGACAACGCTCTTTTACTAGCAATGAATGAAGTTGTTCAAATGTTATTGAATAATCCAGATGCTGAAATTAATTCTATTCAGGAATTATTAGCTGAAATGAATACTGCCGATAATGCTTTAATTACTTCAATAGCAAATAAAGTGAGCTATGTTGTTTTTCAAAATTTATCCGAAGAACAACAAAAAATTGCCCAAAAGAATATTGGTCTGCTTAATCATAATCACGATGATAAATATCAATTAAAAGACGAGGTAAATGGTGCGTTTATTAGTAGTCAGAAATTGATAAATAGAGAAACAGGAGACGGGATATTTCCTAGAGGAAAAGGTGTTGGAATTTCATTAATTTCAAACACAAAAGGTTCAACTGGTTTTCCTGAGGAATACGGAGCATCTGTTCATTTTTTCTTCGGAAATACATCAGACATTACTACATCCGAAAGGCGTGCGTTTACTTTTTGGAAAAACCACTTTAATAATGAATTGCATTACCAGTCGTATGCTCCAAATGGTACTTCAAACGGTTTTGAAAAGATATTCACAAAAGAGAGCTTAAAAAAAACTGATGTAGATGTTTTAGAAATAAACGCAAAGACTTTAGAAGGTAAAAATGCTTCTGACTTCATAAGTAGACTAACTACTTTTAATAAAAATAATGCAACAGCCTCGTTTACGTATGGAAAGACAGGGATACAAATGATTTCAAACACTGGCGGAAGTAGTGGGTTTCCTTATCAGTGGGGATCGTCCGTTCATTTTGGGTTTGGTAGTTCAAAAGAAAGGGCATTTACTTTTTGGAAAAAATCACACGGAGAAGGTTTGTATATTCAATCGTATTCAAAAGAAGGTGTCTCTTTAGGCTTCAAAAAGATTGCTTTACTTGAAAACGTACAACCAAAACAAACCGTTGCACCACTATCATCAGTAACAAGCTACACGGCAAAAGCTTCGGATATTGGCGATATAGTACCGTTAGATAATGCAAATACTGAAATTATTCTAAACACCGCTTCATTTCCACGAATTGGCGACAAAGCGCAGTATTTCTACAAAGGAACAGGAACGTGCAAAGTAGCTACATCAGGAAGCGCAAATGAATTAAAAAATATCAATGATACACTCGAATTTGATGGGCAAAATTCAATGGTAGAAATAACCAAAACAGGCGCAAATGAATATTTCGTTTGCGGGCAATTAATACGTGCGTAATTATGGGAATGGCAAGTTCAAGAAGATATGGAATGCAGGAAATTATACCGGTAAAAATCATTGAAAATACCTCTTTCTACGATTCAAAATATAATGCTGTGAGTGTGCAATATGAAAATCTTAACGATTTTGATGTCGAAATAAGTATTGAAGTATCCTACAATAATGAGGCGGATTTTATCTTATTGAAAAAAGAGGTAATGATACCAAATTCTATTACTTCATCATATTTATGGACTCTTACGGAAGATAAACCAACACATATTAGAATTCAGGTCGTAAAGACGGGAAAATACTCAGAAATAAGAGTGATTGTATAAAAAACTAACTACGTACTAAAACAGTAATAAAATCATCAAAAGAAAATAAAAATGAAGGAAGAATTAAGCTGAAATAAACTATAAAAAGAAACAAAATGGGGATATAAAAAGTCCCCCAACAAAATAAAAACACCCAAATAATTTAATTTAGCATCAAAGCCCAGTTGGAGGACATAAGTCTTCTAATTGGGCTTTGCTTGTTTAAAATATTACTGTGAGAGGCACAAAAGTAAGAATATTAATTAAAGTAAGTGTTATATATGATTAAAAATAAATTTAACTACAAGCCACAATTTGGAGTAATTCTGCTTGTAGAATCGGAAATAGAACAAAAAGAGCTATTTAGCAAGATGAAAAAACTAGGATTAAAAATCAGATTAGTAAACGTATAATTATGAAAATAGAAGTAAATCACAAAACAAAAGATTTTGAAAGCTACAGAGCTTTAAGAGTAAAAAGTTTATTTAACGTTGATAAGGCGGACACATGGAAACACACCGCAGAAATACCAATTGATAATGATGATTGGCAAATTGGTCTTATTATTGGCGCAAGTGGAACAGGGAAAACCTCGCTTGGGAAATCATTTTTTAAGAAAAATAAGATTTACAATCCTTATGCCGATTGGGATAATAGTAAACCAATTATAGATTGTATTGCTCCAGACGGAAGTTTTGAGGAAGTAACCGCAGCATTAGCTAGTGTTGGTCTTGGAGATGTTCCGAGTTGGCTAAAACCATTTAACGTACTTTCTAACGGGCAACAATTTAGAGCAGGAATGGCAAGGTTAATTATTGATGCTCCAGATGAAGTTGTTGTAGATGAATTTACAAGCGTTGTAGATAGGCAAATAGCTAAGATTGGCGCATTAGCTTTTGCTAAAGGTTGTTTAATCACTATTTAAAGGTGTATTAAATTGGTGAAAAAATGTACTTTTTGTTTTCTTTTTTGGTACTTTTCGTTTTGCCGATTATAAAAATTCCACCGTTTCTATTTCATAATTACGGATAGATTCTTACGTAATATTTTTCAAAATCTTCTGCGTTAAAATTCCATTTCTAATTGCGTAATATTTATCAGGATTATACTTTAGGAAAACGCTTTATTTTTCCAATTTTACGCATTTTTTTTGTTAATGAAAGCTAACGCCTAGTGTATGTGGCGTATTTTTCCGCCAGGAAAATATGCGCTCATACACTTTGTTAACGTGCGTTTTTTTCTTTTTTTAATTAAAATACCGTTATAAAATCACATATTTTTCAGCGTTTTTATTCGGCATTTAACTTGTCTAAATTTTCATATAAACTTACGCTAAAAAATCTAACATCGGGAATATTCCGAACATTTTTTCATTTTTATTTTCGATTGTGTAAACGAGCTAAAAAGTCCGCCATTTTCATTTCGGAATTATAAGCAAAATCTTACGTGATATTTGTCAAAATCTACTGTTTTACGATTCCGTTTCTATTGCGTAAACGAGCTAGAAAGTCGGCTATTTTCATTACAAACAGATTCACGTAATCTTTGTCAGAATTTTACTTTTCGAAAATGCTTAATTACGTTAATATTCCGTGTAATTTGGCTTAATGCAGGTTAACGTTTCGTGTATGGTTTAGTGCGGGAATAGAAAGTCAGAGGACTTTCAATTTAGCACGAGGCAAAGCATTTTGTTTGCCTTTATTTTTTCTTGTACTAAAGTCAAATCAAAATGATTTGACGGACTTAGTAAATATACACAAAACTTTTGGTTAAGCACTAAACCCGTATTAACTATACACATTGTTAGCAGCTGCCATTATTTCCCTTTGTTATTCGGGTTTAACTGTTTTCCTCTGTTTCCTTGGACTTGTGAATATTGTTTATTCGTGCCTTTTGTTCCCTTATTAGAATTACTTTGGTTCGCTTGATTTTGTTGGTTTGATATTTTCTTGCTCATAATTTATTTATTTTTAATTTCTATGTTTAATTTTTTTAATTGCCCTAAAACCCAGTCTATAGCTTTCTTGTTTGGAATTGTTCCACTAAAAATTTCTTCAATATACAAATCTCCTTTTATAGTTGCTTCAGCAGGATAGCCATATGCATGAGCGAAGTCAGACCAACCCTCAATTTCTGCAACAGAAAACATTACTCTTCTAAGCATTGCAGGATGTGCTAAACAAAATGCAAGCTCAATCATTTCAAGTGGTTGATTAGGTTTTTTTATAGTAACATCAACCTCAAACCAACCTTTGTCTTTATGTTTTCCTTTTCTATACTCAGAGTTACTTGAAATACTTGAAGCTTCGTTACATATTACTTCAACTCTATGACCTGCAAATTCAATAGCATCTACTAATGCACAAATCATCGCACCTCTTTGGATGATTGTTTCAGGCTTTATAGCAGCTGAAAATGATATTGAACAAACTAAGGTAAATATTCTTCCAGGTGAATCATTGATTACAAACTCACGGGACATAAAACATTCAGGGTCGTTTGATAAATATCTGCCCACATCTACATTATATCCAGCAACATCATAAATTTGACTTGGACGAATTACTTTTTCTGTTATTTGCGGTGTAATTTCAGTTTGATATTTTTTGACTTGCTCTAAACCTTTTTGCCAACCTTGTAAAGCAAGTTTTTTTGCTTCTAACCAACTAACATTACCATTCCATTCTCGCGAATATCCACGAGATGATTTTTCGTAGGCATCACTTTCTCTAAATGCGTACAACCAAAAATCGTAAAGGTCTTCGTAAATTATATGTTTATTAATGGTGCTCAAAAATTTTACAAGATTTTTTTATTAATTCAATGGTAGCATTGTTTAATCCTTTCCATATTACTGAGTTTTCAACTAACTCAGGGTTTATATTATTTTTTAAAAGCTTTGCACCAAAAATTGATGCTCTTGGGCTAACAATATGTCTAATTTCTTTTTTCTCAATAACTCGCCTTATCGATTGAACATAGTCTACCCATTTATCATTATTGGCAAGTTTTCTTTCCAAAGTTTCATCATATTTCCAATCAATGAAAATAAATCTGTCTATTGAGGCTGCATCAAGTTGGTTTCTACCTACATATTGTCTGTCTGCTCCTTGGCCATAAGTATTAGCAGCAGCAATACAGTAAAAATTTTTATGTCTTTTTACTCGTTTATCAGGAAAGTCCATATAATCATTTGCAAGAGCTGCATTAAATGCCAATACAGCTTGTGGAAAACTTCCGTCTATTTCATCAAATAAGAAAAGACCTCCATTTTCATATGCTTTTCGGAATTCTGTTGACACTATTTTTCCATTAGCATCGATAAAACCAGTAAGTTTAAATTCGCTTGCAATTGCACCAGTAAAATAAAAAGGAATATTTAAAGCTTCTGCACATTGATTTGCTACCGTAGTTTTACCTGAACCAGCTGGACCAGTTAAAAATACGTTTAAGTGTGTACTTACTATCGCAATTAATTCTTCAAACTGATAATGAACAATACCAACTTCTGATGGTTTATTATGGTTTACTTTAACGCTAATAAATGGAAGACATTTTCTTTTAAGTAAAGAAATGTCCTTTTTGTATTTTAAAGAAAGTTCATTTAACTCTTTTAGTTTAAGTTTTATTTCACCAAGTTCAGAGTTGTCGTCAATTTGTTTGAGTTCGTTTTCTAATTCAGATATTTTTTGATTGATTTTTTTATTTTCAATTCTTCCAATTAGATTTTCGACTTCTTTTTTGAATTCAGTATTTTCATTTCGGATTTTTCGTATTGATTGAGAAAAAAGGTCATTTATTTTTTTATCAATATCCGCAGTTATTAATGGTCTTAACTTGTCTTCAAAAGGTCTATTTTTAATATTATTCCGAGAATTTTTATTTCTGCTTTGGTTGTTATTTCCTTTACTCATTGTTTTTTACGGAATGTTTGATTTGGTTGCTGCTAACGTTTTATATATGGTTTGTTGCGTTTTTGAAGCACTAAATTTAGTAAATAAAAACGGAATAGAAAATCCCCTAAGGATTTTCGTAAGTAGATAAGTACTAGCAATAAATTATATATGTTGTTAGGTAATGTTATTTTTTAATAAACTTACATTAAATTTTTTTTCAATATTTTCATTAAAATCAAATAATTTTTCATCAGTAGATTCTTTATTTAAAAATTCGAAAATATCATATTTTTTTGCGAAGAATCTATTTTCAAAATTGTAACTACTATTATCATCATTCAGAAGATGTTTTTTTGTTTTTTTTATTTCATCGTTCCAAACCCAATTTTCATTTTTTTCTTTAATTTCAAATGCAAAAATATAAACAGAGTCAGATTCATTAGTTGATTTGAAGCTATTAACTTCGTTATGTTCATTGTGAGGTATATTTGCTTTGTAGCATCCTGTATCACTAATTTGGATAATTGAAAAACAGAATGTTTTATCTGTAAACCTATTAGGGTACTCACCGTAATAATATTCAAATTCATAAGTATAAATAAAATCCCAACTCCACATATCTTTCCAAAGTTTTATAGGAGCATATTTTTTATCTCTATAATATTGTAGAGGGTCACAAAACCTCTGTTTTCCTGTTATTTCGGATAATTTATATTGGTCTTTAATGTAATAAGCAAGATTAAGAGACATTTCTTGATAATCTTTTATTAATCTATGGGCATTTCTTACATTAAGTAAAATGTTTTTTAGTTCTTTTTTAGTTTTAATTTTATTCATAACTAATGCTTATTCTTTTGTTTTCTACATTATAATTATTGATTTCTTCAAACCATTTAATGTTATAGTAGTTAAAATAATTAAACCCATTTATTATATCTTGTAATATTCTTATAATTTGATGGATGTTATTTAATGGTGTTTTTATTTTTTTTAATTCTTTTAATGTACTTGAAACTTCAATTAAAATCGATATCCAGTCGCATTTATGAATTGTTATTTTTTTATCACAAATACTTATTTCGTCATTAGTTTTGTCGTAGTTTCCACCTAAAGAAATGTATATAACTTTCTTTTCAGTTTCATATTCATTAAAATAAGATTGAATTTGGTTTTCCCATTGTCCTGATGTTTGTCCAAAACTATCAAAAGGTTTAACTTCTATAATTAAATTAAAATTTTCAAAAGAGAAGAAAATATCAGGTTCTACATATTTTGAATTGGTGGTGTTCTCAGCATTCCATTTAGGCCAAAAAATAAATGTTTCTATTTCACCTGAATTCTCTGGTAAGTTTGAATTTTCGAAACAAGATTTCCTTATTAGAGACCAAAATAAGTTTGAAGGAAGATATTTCATTGTACCGATTATGGTAGATGTTAGTTCATCTTCACTTGCGGATGTTTTATTTCTTAACTTATTTTCAAGCATTGACTTGGTTCTTTCTGTTAATATTACCTAACGGTTTATATATGGTTTGTTGTGTTTTTCGAGCAACTAATTTAGTAAATAAAAACGGAATAGAAAATCCCCTAAGGATTTTCGTAGGTAGGTTAGCACTAGCAATAAATTATATATTTTGTTACC